GGAAAACCAAATCTTCCATATTGGTTAGCTCCCATTAGCTTTTAGGATTAAATTTTTTAACTTCAGATAATAATTGGGTTTTTTCTTCTTCAGTCATCCCAAATGCTTCTTCTTCAGATTTTCCTGAGGCTAAAGCACGTTGGATAATAGTTGCCATTTTAATTAATTGTTCATCATTTTTAATCCCTAATTCCATGTATTCTTTAATTAAAGGGACAATTAAAGTAGCATCGCCAATATCATTAATAAGTGGTTTTAATTCACCTATTAAAGCAGTAATTTGTTGTTCTTTTTTCTTTTGATTTTCATAAATTTCTTTAAGAATATCAGAAAATTTTTTCTTACCAAAAATATTTGATTCTAAATTACTCATAAAGTATTTTTATTTATAAATATAGATATTTATTAAAATTGAAATTCTATATATCCTTGTTCAAGGTAAAATAAATAATTCTTTTTAAAAATTCCGTATAATACCCCAGCTATTTTAGTAATTTTAGGAGTTTTAGCATCTGGGATCATTTCATGGATATAAATGTAAAGAGCTTTTTTATTAAATACATCTATATTATCTCGTTTCCTAAAAAGTTCTAGGATAGCATCTGCTATTTTAGCATCATTTCCTTTAGGGAAAATAATATAAATATTAATACTTACAAAATCAACATATTGATTCATAAAAAAAGATAACTTATCATCTAATTCAGAAGATTCTAAAGTATATGAATATGAGTCATCTTTAGCTAATTCATCTACAGATGTTTTACTTGTTTTACTTTTATAATTTTTTTCATTATATAAAATACACCAACGTTTCACTATTGTACCAAAATATGAATATGCTTTAGCTCCATTTTGGGGATTAAATAAGTGGATTTTAGAAAGTAAAAATACGATTATTTCATGTTGTAAATGCTCTAAATTTTCTACTTCAGTATGGTAGAATTTAAATGTGTGGATTATATTTTGAGTTAATTTAAAAAAAGCATAATGAATTTTATCTTCATATATTTTACTTTTTAATATTGGGTCAGTAATACTATTATATAATACGATAGCATTTTCAGTTTCTTGAGTAAAGTAATTTTTACTAGGACCCTTTTTAACTTTTTTAGTTGAATTTTCTAAGGTTGAATTCATTTAGGATGTCTTGAATTTGGAGAATAGATTTAAATATAACCCCAACTTCATCATCCGCCTGGAATACACCACCTCGATCAAGTTCTTTTAGTTTTTTATCTGAGATTTCAATTGTACGAGATATACGATCAAGATATATTAAATATCCTGATAAAATGTCTTCTTGTTTCTCATTTTTCTTTAACAAGTTAAAAGTCGTGAATCCTAGAATCACGACTAAAACTGCTAATACACAACAAATAATTATTAAAGTTATCATAAGTTATCTAACATATTTTTTAAACCATCACTTTTAAACGAGCTTAGAGCTTTAGTTTTAGTTGATAATTTTTTAGATGTGTTGGGTTTAGTTCCCAATGTAAAATTTTCTTTTCCACTCTCCAAGGATTTTTTATCTCCTTTTAATTTAGGCAACCATTCACGCTCAAACTCAATACGAGACGCCATTAAATCCGCTTGATGTAAAATATAAGGTAAACTAGTTCTTGGTTTTTGCCCTGGAATAAATGAAACAAGGTATTTTTTATTTCCTTCATCATATAAACCATCATGTGTTTGGATGGCTAACATTTCATTGAATGTATAAAAAATTCCATGTGACTGTAATAAATATAATGCTCTATCAGGAACTGAAGAAAATGGTACTTTTTCATTAAACATATAATCTTCTCCTAATTTATCTTTTCTCCATTGATCAGTTTGGGGGATATATGATTCTTCCTCTTCATTACCCATCTTACCTAAATCATGATTTAAAGCTGAAAATACTAATTCTTCAATATTAAAAGTAGAGTCATCCATTCCCTCACTAGCCCATAAATCATATTGTTTTAAAGAACATCTAATAACTCGTAAAACATGCTCTACATAACCACCTGGGAAAGCATTGTAGTATTCTTTTTTATGTGATGCAGGCATTAACATTAAACGTTCAGAATATTGTTCATAAAATTCTAAAAGTTTTTCTTTACGAGGTTCAGAAATATATTTTTCAATATACTCCATTAATTCATCCCAATTTTCTTGGATTTGTTCAGCTGTTAATTTCATAACTTATTTATTTTAGATTAATTTTCTCGTTCAACAATAGCTTGAATATCTTCTCTTACTTCAAGTAATTCTTGTAAAATTTGACGAGCTACGTCTATATTTCGTTCGTTTAGAGCGTTTCTCATCCTTTTCATTTTACCTTCTAAAGACTCTAATCGTCTTAAGGCTAATTCTTTATTTTTCATTAGGGTTTTTGGTTTTAATATTTAATATTATCTTATATTATTTTTATCTTTATTATATTATATTTTTTATTATTAAATTTTAATATTTAATTTTTTTATATAAAATAATAACAATTGTTGAAGATAATAAATTTTCTTTGGGGAGCCAAGTTATCCTTTAAGTTCTATAACTTTTAGATTTTTTTCTACAATATCTTGTATTTTTTTCAAATGAGCACATTTTTCATATTCCTCACAATCTTGAAAATATTTTATTGACCACTTTAAAATATTAATAAACTCTTCATCTGAATGATTATAGAGGGCTTCTTTCCATTCTTTACTTCTAAATTTACAACCCTTAATCCAAAAATAAGATCTTGTAAACATCATATACTCTCCAGCTTCATCTATACCTTTTATATCAAGAGCCTCATTAGAACTACTTAAAAATTTTACTACTTGACTTTTAAAATATTTTCCATTTCTAACCAGTTTTTTAAACATACTGACTTTGAAATAAGCAGTTTTTTGGAAATCCTCTATTTCTTTTTTTTGTTGGTCCCCTTTATTATTTTTATCTTCAGGAAACCCAAATAAAGCAAATACACCTGTCAAATTCATCAATCTATACTTATATACAATCTACACAGATCATTTATTATAAATATTAAAATCTAGCTTTAGCATTAGCACCTTTATACCAAGGTAAACCTTCTCTACTTTTCAACATTTCTTTCCATTTTGCCTCTGTCATTTTAATCCCATTAAGATAATATTCACGTTTACGTTTATTTCCTTCGGGTATTAACGCGGGCCCTTCCCAATTATGTAACTTATTATCAAACATATACATAATCGTTCCATCTGCAGTTCTAATTTTTCTACTTGGTTGGTATTTTTCGTTTTCCATTACAATATTAATTTTATAAAACATCCATTAAAATATCCCCTACAAGACAACCAGCCATAAAAGCTAGCCCAAATAATCCAGTAAAACTGAATATTATAAATAATCCAATAATTGCTAAAATTTTGATTTCTTTGTGTTTAACTTGCTTTAACATAACCTTTATTTTTAAATTTACTTTAAATATACGAGGTTTAAATTTAAAAGCCAAATAAAAGTTTAAGGAGTTATAGTTAAAGAATACATTCCGGTTCCTCTTAAATAAAGAGTAGTTCCGGTAACGTTATTAGTTGGGGTAAAATCAAAGGCGGATATGCCACTAGGAATTTCAAAACCCGCTATATAAGAAGAAGTTGAAAAATTCATAGAAGAAGAAACTATAAAAGCTCCATCAATATTATTTGGGGAAACAGATGTGTAATAACCATTTGCGTCACGAACAGTTTCCATTACGAAATAAGAAGATCCACTTGGGTTTGAGAAGCTAAATTGATAAGTGGTAGCGGCTGTTAAGTTTTGACTTAATGAACCACTACCATATAATTGAGTGTATGTGTATACTGCCATTATTTAAGGGTAAACATTTCATAAATAGAAACACAACCGCAAACAATAATTGCAATATAACCTATTGTTAAATGAATAGGAATCATTAAAATGTTCTTGATCATTTTTTAACGTTCCAACTAAAGAAATTATTAAGCCACTTTTTACGTGCGGTACAATTACATTCTTGTAGGTTAAACCACTCTTTGTAGCGTTCTTGAGTAATGCCAAATTTATT